TGTGTATGGTTGCATCAATCGGTGCACCAATCCACGCCCACTCGCTCAAATGAATATTTTCGTATTTTTTAGTCATATCATAACCGAGTTGTTTGTTTTGATCCATAGCAGCATCGTACCATTCTGGTAATTCTGTTTTTCTAACCCAGACAATTTTTCCGCCTAGCTCTCTGAGTAGATTAATTTCATTTGGAAATCTAACATCTGTAATAACTATGTTCTTTTTTTGATCGTGAATTTGTTTTTCAACACTCCAAATCCAAATGTTAGTATTAAAGTGCATACGCATAACATCGGTACCAATATATTGTAGAACCCATCGCGGAGTAACGGGTCTGCCCATTTTCTTACTCCACCACGGATCAACTTGCTCACGCCATTCTCTACTTTCAACGGTATCACCTTCTAGTAAATCTCTAGGCCAACGAAAAATAGCAGAAACTGCATCTTTTAATGTTTTAGCAAAACTAGTTTCTATAAAATCATGTTTATCTACAAGATATTGTCCAACAGTACCTTTACCGCTTCCGATAAATCCAACAATTCCGATAATATTCATTTAGTCAACCCTTAGATTTAATTTATACAATACTATCACTACTATCTGATTATCAACATTAACTTATAGGTTAACTGAGAAAAACGGTATATTAATAGAGTTATGTATAAATAATCTAGCATACATTTTATTAGATTGAGAGGTATAGGTATGGTTACATTAGTATCCCCAGGTGTAAGCGTAACAGTCACTGATGAGAGCTTTTATGCCACAGCAGGCACAGGCACTGTTCCATTAATTGTTATTGCAACTGCAGAAAATAAATTTCAACCAGGTAGTTCAACTGCTATTGCTAGCGGTACAATAAAGTCCAATGCTGGATCTTTATATCTTGCTACTAGTCAGAGAGATGCACTTCAAACATTTGGTACTCCAAATTTTTACAGTGTAGCAGGAACTCCGCAATATGACAACGAATTAAACGAGTTAGGATTATTTGCTCTTTATCAATATTTAGGTGTTGCTAATAGTGCATATGTAATAAGAGCAGATGTTGATCTAGCACAACTTGCTCCTAGTAGTAATGCCCCAACAAGCTCAGCAACTGCTGGTACTTATTGGCTTGATACCAATAATACATCATGGGGTATATTTAAGAGCAACGGAAATCCAGACACATCTTACACATGGCAGTCGTCTACCCCGTTGGTAATCACAGACAAGGCTAACTTAGAAACTATAGTACAAGGTCAAATTGCAATTCCAGTTATTGATCCAACTGCTAGTTTAATTAGCGTTACAAATGTTCTAACTATTAATGGTACATCTGTGTCACTCACAGCAGGTGATAGTATTACATCAGTTGTTAACAAAATCAATAGTGTTCCTGCACTAAACAGTGCAGGAATTATAGCAGTTGTGTATGCAAGAAGCGGTAAGTTTTATGCAGACGGAACTACATTAAATGGCATGATGTACGGTGACATGTTCAATATCAGAATAGTATCGTCAAACCCAGATATAGTGATAAACTTATCTGGTAGTAATTCAACTATTCTTGATGATTTAGGATTTGCGTCATCAACTCCGACTAATTACACATTACCTGCATCAAGCTTCGGAAAAGAGGGTGATTTTGCAGTTGATACTATCACAGTTGATTCAGTCGAAGGTGTAATAAAGAATGGCATTTGGCAAAAAATATCACAAGTAACTGCTAGTGCTACTACTAGTTGGTGGTTCAAAGTAGGTAGTGTTAATTCAAGTTATCCAGGATGGGCTTGGAGGGAAGCTGTACCTCGTGTAATCACAGGTAGTGTTCCAAATCCAACATTTACAGCAGGTGAAAGTATAAGTTTTGTATCTGATTATGGTACTGAGTATCAAGTAACAGTTCCAGCAGGCGGAACACTTGATGGATTCATTGGTGCATTAAACACAGTATTTAATTCTTATGATTTTAATATAATAGCCAAGAAAAGTACATCAGGTAATAACAATTACCTACAGTTAATTAACTATGACAGTACTGATTTATGGTTACATGATAATAGCGATCACACAGGTGGTCAACATCCATTTGCAGATGCTGGTATATCAACATCACAAACATACTTTGGGTCAATTACTGGTACAGTAGCTAATCCAACATTTAACAGCCCAACAATGGTTACAGCAAGTGCTCTTGTAGCTGCACCTGGCACAGGATATGCAGTTACCGATTCACTTACAGTTGTAGGCGGCACTTCTAGTTCTAATACAGTATTAACTGTTACCAGCATAACTGCTGTTACTGCCGGAATTCAGTCAGCTGGATCTGGATACAGCCCAAGAGATACTATAACAATTTCTGGTGCAGGATATATTTCACCAGTGATATTAAGAGTCGAAACTGTATCAGCAGGAGGTGTAATAACTGCTGTTAGTATACTACAAGCAGGACAGTTTAATACTACTGCTCCGACTAACCCTTTAACAGGTTCGACAAGTGGCAGCGGAAGTCTTGCAAGCTTTAATTTAACCTGGGGTGTTGGTACTGTTTCTATTGCTACTGCTGGTAGTTACAGTGCATTTCCACCAAACCCTGTTGCAGTAACAGGCGGGTCTGGTAGCAATGCTACATTTAATTTAACTAAAGGTTATACAGCTAGTGACGTATTCAGTATTGATTTGGGTACTGGATCAGCTGTTGATATTAATGTACCTAGTACAACACTATCTGATTTGGTAGCAGAAATTAATAATGCTTTTCCGGCATTTACAAATGTTGGATTGAGTGTTGCAAGTATAGTTACAAATGGCTCAAATCATTATTTAAAGATTTCGAATCCAAATGGAACTAACTTTACACTAAAAGATATAAGCGGAACACCATTAAATACAGCTGGTATACAGGTTGGTTATACATTTGGAAGAAAGCTTATATATCAAGGTTATAGCCCAGCATTAACAGTTCCTAATACAGCATCTGATCAAGCTGTTGACAATATATGGATCAACACTACTACACAAAATAGAGGTGTTTCATTTGTTGTTAAACAGTATCAAAGTGGTAAATGGGTAGCACTAAACACCACGCCGAGCACTGGTGTTATACCTGTTTACAGCAGTACAGCTTATGCAGATAGCGGATTTGGTGCAGCTAAGGGTATTGGTAGTGTGTTCATGATGTACAACAGTGACAGTGATACACCACCAGAAGCCAATCAGGTATTAATGGTGTGGAACGGTGCTAGTTGGGTTTCACTGGTCTATACACCAAGTTTAACTGCACCAGTTGGGCCACCAGCAGCAGGTACATATTGGTACAACACTAATCTGCAAGTTGATATTATGGTAAGTAATGGTCAAGTATGGCACGGATACTTAAACGCATATCCCGGTACAGATCCAAACGGTCCTATATTAAACAGCGGATCTCCACTTACACAAAGTGACGGGACACCTTTAGCAGATTATGATATTTGGATTGATACAAGTGATCTTGAAAATTATCCAAAAATTCATCGTTATAGTCTTTCTACAGCTTCTTGGATATTAATAGATAACACAGATCATTCTAGTTCTGCTGGTATTCTATTCACTGACGCTCGTAGTACAGCAGATGGTACTAAAAATGGTCCAGCTACTCCTGCTGCAATGGCTAAGAGTAATTATGTTGACTCGGATGCCCCAAACGCAGAACTATATCCGCGAGGACTATTATTGTTTAACACTAGATATAGCACTAATAATGTTAAGGTATGGACACCGGGTCATTTACCGACAGCAGTCTATCCAGATTGTTGGGTAACCGCAAGTGGTAATAAACCAGATGGTACACCATACATGGGACATTGGGCACAACGTAGTATCATTGTTGCAGCATTAAAGTCGGTAATAGCAAGTAATCAAGATGCAAGAGCTGAACAAGCTTACTTTAATCTTATGGCATGTCCGGGATATACAGAAACAATTAGCGACATGGTATCCCTAAATGCAGATAAGAGTGACATTGCATTTGTTATTAGTGATACTCCTGCAAGACTTACTCCGGATGGAACTAGCATACAAGCTTGGGCAACCAATCAAAACGGTGTTTTACTTGACGGACCTAATGGATTGGTAACTCACAGTGAATATGCAGCAGTTTACTATCCGTGGGCACTTGCCACTAACTTAGATGGTAGTTCAGTATTTGTTCCACCTAGTGTAATGGCCTTAAATACTTATGCTTATAACGATCAAGTTGCTTATCCGTGGTTTGCTCCTGCAGGATTTAATCGTGGGTTGGTTTCAAATGTTAACAGTGTTGGTTACTTAACATCACAAAATGTATTCCAGTTTACTCAGTTAAACCAGGGACAGCGTGATGTAATGTATACTAATGATATTAATCCTGTTGCATATATTCCAAACAGAGGATTAGTAATATACGGTCAAAAGACATTATCACCTGTTGTTAGCGCAATGGACCGCGTAAATGTTGCAAGACTCGTAAATTATCTAAATTATCAATTAGATAACCTTGCAAAACCATTCTTGTTTGAACCAAATGATACTCAGACTCGTAGTGCAGTGACTACTACATTTACTGGATTTATGGGAACACTAGTTGGTTTACGTGCAATATACGATTTTGCAGTTGTTTGTGATACAAGCAATAATAGTCCAACTGTCATTGATCAAAATCAATTATGGATTGACATAGCAATTAAACCAGAAAAGGCAATAGAGTTTATCTATATACCGATTCGATTGCTTAACACCGGCGATCCAATGCCGGGTGCTTTGTCAGGAAACGCAACAGCTTAATAACAAAAAATAATAATAGCGGGACTTCAAACTCCCGCTATTTCCTTGACCAAATCCATTTATCGTGGCCGCAATCCCAGATACGTTTAAAACCTCTTTCTTGCATTATTTCTCGTTCAGTTTTATTGAAATCAAACCCTTCCTTTATTAACTGATCTTTACGATATTTGTATCGGTGATGTCGTTTGTTGCCCTCTATATACCAATAATTTGGTGTAGTGGTTCCTTGTTTAATAAATCCTAATCGTTCATATACAGTTCCAGTATTCCATCTGCAATCGCTATAACTGATAATAGATTCGGGATCATGTGATTTAATAAATGCTGAAAATAATTTACCAGCCGCACCCGGGATATGCCCATTAACACTAAATCTAGTGAGTTCCCAATTTCCGTCTTTTGCACGTTGACCTTTAGCACGACTAAGTGGTGCAAAATCCATTACAGCAACAATATCATTTTGATATATTAATGCATATGCTACTGTACCAGTACCCCTGCCTTGTATATGATATTTCTCGTAGAATAACTTAGCAACAGATGATTGAATTGACTCTACAATACATTTTCTAGCTGATATCTTAGATGGTTGTTGATTTAATTTTAATATATGTCGTAATCTTGTTTTAAC